CTAAGTACGACAAGGGAGCTTACAAAAGGAGTTTAGAACTAACAAATGAATAATATGTTTTATTTACTAGGGGGTATGATATTAGTAATGATGCTAATGTTAGAATAATGGAAGAAAATAATATGGAAAAAGATGAGTTATTTAAAAGGCTTAATATATTTAAGACTAAAGAAAAAATAGAAGTAGCAGGTGTAGTTCCGCTACTAATTGATGAGTTAAAATTGTTATGTAAAGGGTATGGTGCATTAGACTTTTTCATTAGACCATGTACAGATGATGAGATAGAATTTGATATGGATTACGATTCTGATATTGATATTACAGATGAAGTTAGAAATGAAATGAATAGGCATGAAGCGATATTTAGGTTGACTAAAAGTTTGTTTCATTACATGGATATACTTAAAGATGATGAATTAACAAAAATCAATGGAGGAAGATAAACCTAAGAAGCCAGATGGCAGAAAAAACAACGGAGCTGTAAAAGGTATATCTAGGGGTCAAGGTAGACCTCGTAAGATAAATGATAAGGATACCAATAGGCTAACACTAGCAGCACTAAAGAAAGTGTTTGGTAGTGAAGAGAAGATGTGGCAGGAGGTTGCCAAGTTAGCTAAGGGAGGTTCATCTAAACACTGGGATTACCTTATGAACTATAGGTATGGTAAACCAAAAGAGATGCAACAGATAGATGTCAACACTAAGGTAAATATTCCTGTGATTGATTTTATGCAACCAAAGACAATAGATATAACACCTGAAGATGAATCCAAAGAACAAGATAATAAATGAATTTTTCCCAGACAATCAAGTGATAGTTGAATGGGATAAGCATAGACAGAATCAATTTGTCGATTTGTGGAAGCGAAAAAATAAAAAAATTAAACCAAGATGAAGGAGTCAACACTGATAAAAATGAAGAGTGATATACAGAAACTACAGCAAGTAGTTGTAGTGGCTCTCCATAAAATAGAGAAGCTAGAAGCTAAAGATGTAGAAGTAATAGAACCAGAGAAAGTTGATTAAGGAAACATTTCATAGAGACTTAGCAAGAGGTAAGCAAGTAGAGAATAAGGTTTTATCTTTGATTAGGAAAAAGTATCCTAAATCTTTTATACAGGATGGCTACTTTAAAGATTGGGATATATTTATACCAGAGCTAGGTGTTGGAGTAGAAGTTAAGTCTGATGAAAAAAGTAAGTACACAAATAATATTGTAATAGAGGTTAACTTTAATGATAAGCCATCTGCATTATCTACTACTAAAGCAAAGTATTGGGTTATATATGATGGCTATCAATTTAATTGGTTTGAGGTTGATTCTATAAAGAAATGTATAAGAGAAAATAATTTAAGAAGTTGTAATTTTATAGGCAAGGGAGATACAAAAAGCAAAGAAGCTTATTTGATAAAAAAAGAATTGCTATATGATTACAAGCTTAATGGACACAAATAGTAAAGGTGCTTATGCGGAGTATATGTTTGCCTGTGAATGTTTAAGGCATGGCTTCTACCCCTCATTCCCTATACTAGATTCATCTGTGTATGATGTGCTTGTTGATACAGGCTCTAACATTATTAAGGTTCAAGTTAAATATACTGCTAAAGTTCCATCAGATAGAAATTCAGTTCAAGTACCTATAATGAATGGAAACAAAGTTAACTATACTTTAGAATTTGTAGATTACTTTGCTATTTATAGTGAATACTTTAGTGGATTTTTTATAATTAAAAATACAGGGTCAATTCAAGCTTTAAGACTAAACAGTAAAAAGGGGTCTAAGTATGAGTTACAATTTAATAACTTTAGCTTCAATGAATAAAATACAGCTCCATCCAAAATACCAATCACTATTTAATTCAGATAGCAGGTACTTTGTTATTACAGGTGGTAGAGGTTCTGGTAAGTCATTTGCAGTTACTATATTTCTGGCACTACTAACCTATGAACAAAACAATAGAATTCTGTTTACTCGTTACACTATGAGTTCAGCAGGTATGTCTATTATCCCTGAGTTCTTAGAGAAGTTAAATTTGATGGGAGTTGTACAGAACTTCAATGTAACAAAAGTTGACATAGAGAATGTAGCTACAAAGAGTTCTATTTACTTCAGTGGTATTAAGACGGCTTCTGGAGACCAGACTGCAAAACTAAAGTCTATTAGTGGGGTTAATACATTTGTATTAGATGAAGCAGAAGAATTACTAAGTGAGGAGAACTTTGATAAGATAGATTTCTCCATACGTTCAAAGGATGCCAAGAATAGATGTTTGTTAATTCTAAACCCTACTACAAAAGAACATTGGATATACCAACGGTTCTTCCAGAACAGAGGAATACCTGATGGATTCAATGGTACGGTTGGAGACGTTACCTATATCCATACAACTTACTTAGATAATATTGAGAATCTATCGGACTCTTTTGTGAATCAAATAAAGGATATGAAGATTCGTAGACCAGATAAATACCACCACCAAATACTGGGAGGTTGGTTACAACGTGCAGAAGGCGTAGTGTTTACTGATTGGCAGATAGGCAAATTCAATAAAGATATTCCGTTAAGAGTTTTGGATTAGACGTAGGATTCTCAAGGGACGAGACAGTTCTTACTGAGGTATCTGTAGATAAGGAACGTAAGATAATCTGGATTAAAGAACACTTCTACAAGAAAGGATTAGTTACTTCTAATATATATGATTTATGTTTGAGGTATGCAGGGAAGGAGCTTATAATAATGGATAACTCTGAGCCTCGTTTATTATCCGAACTCAATTCAAGAGGACTGAATGTTGCTCCATGTGTTAAGAAGAAAGGTAGTATCATCGCAGGTATATCTCTCATGCAGGACTATAACATTAACCTAGATGGAGAGAACTTAGTCAAAGAATTTAACAACTATGTATGGGATTTGAAGGGTGTGAAACCAAGAGATGCCTATAATCATGGTATTGATTCAGCACGTTATGCTGCTGAGTATCTGCTAGTTAGAACAAATCCAAGAGGAATGTATGTTATTAGGTAAAGAAACATTTGGTATATTCAAAAATAGATTCTATATTGCAGTATAACTTTTTTTTATTTTTATTTATCATCCTTAAAGCCCTCTAGTTATCTAGGGGGTTTTTTGGTTCTATAAAATAAATTGTTGATAATGTTGTGTGTATTAAAAAAGAATTATATATTGCACCCATAAACAATAAAACAATACAACAATGGAGAACAAACTATTTGCAATTATCGACCAGTTAGTATCTAATGGGAAAATCTTCTCAGCTAACTTTACTAAATCAGATGGCTCACAAAGAGTAATGAACTGTAGAGTTGGAGTACAGAAAGACCTCAAGGGTCTAGGGCTTCAATACGACAGGCGTAAGGCACGAAACATTATCGTATGGGATATGAATGCCAAAGGGTACAGAACCATCAAGACAGACCGTTTAAATTGGATTAGAATAGGTGGACAGAAGTTTGACTTTAATACATAGAATATGAATCACGAACTAAATAAGTCAGAGTTAAATTTAATGAGAGAATTAGATTCTTTAGTTAGCATCGAATCTAGGAAAACTTATAATATGGTAGAAGCTGCTCAATTGTTAGGGGTTTCTTATAGAACTATAAGATATTACAAGGACATATTTACTGAAGATGTTTATCAGATAGGTAGAAACGTCATGTTAACTGAAAAATTTATACATAAAGTTCAAATATGGAGAATGAAGTATGATTTACTTAAAAAAAGTAAAAACAAGCAATCTAATGAAGTTCTTAATAATAAACTAAAAGAAGCTCAAAAAATAATAGATAGGCTCACTATGGTAAATAGAGTTTTAACTAATAAAATAAAAGAGGTAGTTGATAGTTATAAATTAAAAAAATTATAAATGCCTAGAAAAAGAGTAATAAAATCAGAGCGTATATTTGCTTGGAAAGATAATACAATAACATACCTCAAGAAAGATGGTACTGTTAAAACAATTAAAGGAACAATTGTAAAAAGTTAATGAAGAGAAGCAAACTAATTAGACACAAAGAGGGAGATGAGTTCCC